TTCTTTGTTTTGTTTTAAATAATCATTGTTGGCAATAATTACTGGTGAGTAGTAATCAAGATCTTTATTGAAATCTTTTAGATAGAAATAATTAATATCTAGATTCATACTCTCTGCAAGTTTACCATCCCATGCGTAGTAAATCCAAGCAGCATCGAAAAGCCCATTTTCTAAAGGTGTAATCGAGTTAGCATCTGTGTTAGGAGCAAGATTAAGTTTACCTGCATCGCCACCTTGTTTTGTGATTAAAGATTTTACCATAGCAAGTTCAACTGGATCATTCCATGTCCCATATTTTTTACCTATTAAATCTTTAGGTTCTTTGATATTATTTTTTTTCAAAGAAATAATACCTGATGTATTATGTTCGATAATAGCTGCTACAGCAGTTATACCAGCACCTTTAGAAAGTTTGTTAGCCATAGAGTCTTGGTAGTAGATTCCAAATGGAGCTTTATTATTAATAATAAGATCGTCATCCTCTAAGAGTAGTACCGTTACTAGAAGTCGCTCCTAGCTTCTAGTAATGCTAGTGCTTTTACGGAATGAAGCACTAATCTTACTTCTTTCTGAATACCGAAAAATACAACCTTAACGGGTTGTATTTTTTTATGCCAAAACAAGAACATATATTCGATAACAACCAAATAAAGGAGGTGTGTTCCTATTGCTATAGAAGTGTTAAACAACGGAAAGCTTGTCGTCGATGGCTATACCTTGACAAGAAAACAAGCATTATTTTGTGAGGAGTTAGTTAATAACGGCTATAACGGATCGGCAGCTATCAGAGCAGCAGGATATAGCACATCCTCCGAATCAGTAATAAATAAACAGTCGCAAGAGAACCTCCGAAAACCAGCAATACAGGCCTACATTGAAGTACTTGAAAAACGATTAAAGAAACGGCATGAACAACGAGTCGCATCGATAGAGGATAGAAGAATAGCATTAACCGAGATCTTCTTAAATGAAGAACATAAGCTAACAGATCGGCTAAAGGCGCTCGATATCCTTAACAAGATGGATGCGGCCTACGAGCAGCGTATTAACGTAACAAATAATAACCCGTTCGAAAACATTAAAACAGAAGATTTAGAAAGTCTAATCGATAATAAAAAACCGTAGCCTTTCCTATGTAGGACTGAACTTTAACGAACGTATACGAACACATAAAGGAGGTGGTTACGATAGATGAAGATTTAATAATTCTCGGAGCTAAACAAGAATTAGCGAGGCGTTCTTTCTTTAGATATTGCCAATTAAAAGCGCCGGATTTCTATAAAATCGAGCGGAAATACATTAAAGAATTATGCGACAGATTAGAAGCATTTATTAAATCCGATAAGAAAGTCTTAATTATTAGTATGCCGCCACGTACAGGAAAATCCCGTACAGCCTCCCTTTTTGTCGAATGGTATCTAGGTAGAGACCCAACGCAAAAGATAATGACGGGCTCCTATAATGAGACTTTATCCACTAAATTCGCTAAATCTGTTCGTAATTCTATTCAAGAAGTAAAAGCTTCTCCATATATAACAGTCTATAACGATATATTCCCTAATACCAAAATAAAACAAGGCGATGCAGCTATGAATATGTGGTCCTTAGAAGGTCAATATGCATCGTATCTCGCTACGTCTCCTTCGGGTACGGCAACAGGTTTCGGTTGTTCACTCATGATAATAGACGACGTTATTAAGAATGCTGAAGAAGCTAATAACGAAACTAAAAAAGAAGCCTTATATTCATGGTTCACCGATACGATGCTTTCTCGTGTCGAAGAAGGCGGAAAAATTATTATCATTATGACTCGATGGGCCTCGAATGACTTAGCCGGTAAATGTATTGAATACTACGGAGACGAAGCTGAAGTTATTACGATGAAAGCTCAACTCCCTAACGGCGAAATGTTATGCGACGAAGTCCTTTCCCTCGAGTCTTTCCTCGAGAAGCAAAAACAGATCTCGCCCGAGATATTCCAAGCTAACTATCAGCAAGAGCCTATCGATTTAAAAGGCCGTCTATATACGTCCTTAAAGACATACGATACCTTACCCGAATTCGACGAAATTAAATCCTATACCGATACAGCCGATACAGGGGAAGACTTCTTATGTTCTTTAATATACGGCGTGAAAGATAAAGAAGCTTATATTCTCGACGTTATATACACAAAAGAGCCTATGGAAATTACCGAGCCTTTAGTAGCTAGACATTTATTCGAGCATAAAGTGAATAAGGCCGATATAGAATCTAATAACGGTGGTCGAGGCTTCTCAAGACAAATCGATACTATCTTAAAAACAAAATATAAAACTAATCATACAGTCATACACGCATTTCATCAATCAAAAAATAAACAGGCAAGAATATTATCTAATGCGACATGGATTATGGAACATGTATATTTTCCCCAAAACTGGCATACGAAATATCCGGAATTCTATAAAGCATTAACTACCTATCAAAGAGAAGGTAAAAATGCCCATGACGATGCGCCCGATGCTTTAACCGGCGTCGCCGAATCGATTAATATTCAGCGCCCTATATTCTCATTCACTTAAACGAAAGGTATTCCATGAGCCTAACCGAACAATGGAATAGTATCGTGCGTAACAATGCGGGATTAACGGAAATAGAGTTCGTAAGGGCCGAGTTCGAGTCCTTTCTTTATTCACAAAAACGCTCAATTATTATTCAATCTCGTAAGTACTATAAAGGAAAACATAATACTCCTAAGCATCTAATTCCCGATGAAAATGGTAATGCTACAGATGCTACCGGTACTATTCCTAATCATAAAATTATCAATAATCTATTCGACGATCTAGTCGATCAAAAGACTAATTATCTATTATCTAAACCGCTCGACGTTAAATGTAACGAAGACGTATCCGAATACTTTAATAAATCTTTTCAACGTAAATTAAAAAATCTCGGTAAAGATGCGTATATCGGTACTATCGCTTACCTACATCCATATATCGATGAACACGGTAATTTTAAATTAAAACGTATGAGACCGGAATACGTTATTCCATTCTGGCACGATGAAGAACATGAGTCTCTCGATGCGTTTATTTACTTCTACGAATTCACCGAATATACGAATACGAATACTAAGGAACGCTACTATAAAGTCGAATACTATAAACCGGAAGGCGTTACGTACTATGTGTACCGTAATAACTCATTGTATCTCGATCCACAAAAGCAGCCGATGCCGTATATCTCGATGAATAATAAATATTATAACTGGCAGAACGTACCCCTCGTATGGTTTAGATGCTCATCCGAAGAAGTACCGCTTCTCTCTAAGGTTAAACCTCTTCAAGATGCATTAAATCAAATGCTATCTAACTTCGCTAACGTTATGTCTCAAGACGTACATAATACGATCCTAGTTATCAAAGGTTATGACGGAGAAAACCTAGCTAAGTTCCGTAGCGAATTAGCTAAATACGGAGCCTTAAAAATTACGTCTTCTCCAGAATTCGAAGCCGGAGTCGAAGCTCTTAATATCGAAGTAAATGCCGAGAATTACGAGATTATTATCAAGCTATTAGAACGAGCTATTATTACGAATGGTCGAGGCTTCGATGCTAAAGATGATCGTATGTCGAATAATCCTAATCAGATGAACATTAACTCGATGTATTCAGATATCGATCTCGATGCTAACGAAATGGAAACAGAATTTCAGGCCTCTCTCGAACATTTACTCACTTTCATTAATGCCTATAATTCTCTAACTAATAGACCACTATTAAACGATGTAACGTTCATTTTTAATAGAGACCTTCCTTTAAATCAATCTGAAATTATCGAAGCTTGTAAGAATTCTAGCGGTATTATCTCAGACGAAACTATTATCGCTAATCATCCGTGGACGCTCGATGCTCAAGAAGAGTTAAACAGAGTTAAGAAAGAACGTAACGAGGTACTAAATAATGACGTACTGGGAAGAACGCTTTCTTAATTTAAAAGAGCGTGGATTAAACACAGCTAACGAAACATACGAAGACTTAACTTCGATCTATGCGTACTCTCTTGAAAAATATGAAAATCAGATAGCCGGTTTTATTCAACGATACGCAAATAATAACCAGATTAACCTTGCCGATGCTCGTAAGCAGTTATCGGCAAGAGAATTAAAAGCGTTTAAGTTAACGTTACAACAATACGTTAAACTAGCGCAACAGAAAGATCTATCTCCTAAACAAATACGACTTCTTGAAAATGCCTCCGTAAGAGCCAGATTAACACGCCTAGAAGAACTATGGATACATACCTCACAATTCGTCGAATTATTAGCAGCACAGCAGCATACGAATATCAACGATGCACTCAATAAAGTATTTACATCGACGTACTATGAGGCCGCATATATCACGCAGCAATTACAAGGGCAATATCAAACATTTAGGCAAGTACCTAAGAAGGCTATTCAAGAAGCCATTAATGCACCGTGGTTAGAATCTAACTTTTCCGATCGCATATGGGATAGAAGAGATAAGCTTATCCTCAAGCTACAACAAGAAATTACGAGATCGTTTATATCTCAAGAACCGACAGAACGTATTACAGAGCGTATAGCCGAGTCATTCGATACGGACTTACATCAAGCTAGACGTTTAGTCGAAACCGAAGTCGCTTACGTACAAGAATTAGCGTTAAATCAAACATTTAAAGAATTAAACGTGGATAAGTACCAAATATTAGCGACATTAGATACTCATACATCGTCAGTATGTCGCCATCTCGATAAGAAAGTTATAGATCGTAAAGACTTTAAGCCGGGCGTTACATCACCTCCGTTTCATCCGCATTGTCGCTCGACTATGATCCCATATGTCGGCGAATTAATGGGCCGATCGGCTCGTATCGATGGCAAATCACAATATATTGACGATATGACATATGAAGAATGGCATAAGGAATACGTTAAGTAGGCTCCTTATCCACCCCTTGTCTTTTTCAATCGTTACAGACGATAAAGAATAACGAATTAAAATCCTTTAAATAAATGTGAGATGTTACTCACGAAAATAAAACGAATTCATTAACAGGAGAATACTAATAATGACTAAAGAAGAATTACTTGCATTAAATCTAACAGAAGAACAAGCTACAGCAATTATCGAAGATTACGGTAAAAACTACGTATCTAAGTCTCAATTTAACGAGAAAAACGAAAAATATAAGCAGCTTAAACAAGAAGTCGAAACTACACGCAGCGAAATTAACAAATTAACAGAATCTGAAAGCGCTAACGAAACGTTGAAAGCGCAGATTAAAGAATTACAAGATAAAGCGGCTGAACGTGATAGTCAGTATGCTAAACAAATTAAAGATATGCAAGTAGATAATGGCATTAATTCCGCCATTCTTCAATGTGGTGTTAAGAATCCGAAAATCTTAACGTCTTTACTTAATAAAGAGGCTATTACCTTAAACGAAGACGGATCTATTTCGGGATTACAAGAGCAAATCGAGGCGCTCAAGCAATCAGATTCTTATTTATTCACCTCCGATACTCCTAAAGGTGTAGTACCGGGAGAAACTAATACACAACATACAGGATTAACTAAAGAAGAGTTCAATAAATTAACTTACGAACAGATGAACGCTCTTTATACAGAAAATCCAGATCTATTTAATGAATTATCTAACTAAGGAGACCATTAATAATGGCTAATGAAACTAAATTAACTAACATGGTAAACCCTCAAGTATTGGGCGCCATGATCTCAGCTCGTTTACCTAAAGCAATTAAATTTACTCAAATCGCAAAAGTTGATAACACTTTGGTTGGTGTACCGGGTTCCGAAATTACACTTCCTTCTTTTAATTACATCGGCGCAGCTGAAGACGTAGCTGAAGGCGTAGCAGTAACTCCATCCGTAATGACTACTTCCACTAAAAAAGCTACAGTTAAAAAAGCGGTTAAAGCCGTAGACTTGACTGACGAAGCTAAACTATCTGGTTATGGCGATCCTGTAGCTCAACGTGCAGCTCAATTAGCTAAATCTATTGCCGATAAAGTGGATAATGATATTCTTACTGCTTTAAGTGGTGCTACTTTAACAGCTACTAGCGCTAACAAAATTTCTTACGAAGGCATCATGGATGCTATCGATAAATTAGCTGAAGAAGACGCTCAAGATAAAGTTATCTTCATCGCTCCTTCCCAATTAACAGCACTTCGCAAAGAAGACAAATTCTACGATAAAAGTAAATATGGTAACGACGTAATCATGACTGGTGAAGTAGGTATGGTCGGTGGTTGCCGTGTAGTCGTATCTAAGAAAATCAGCGATGCCGGCGCTACTATCGATAACTATATCGTATGCGTAAATGCTGACGAAGAAGAACTACCAGCAGTATCCTTATTCATGAAACGTGATATTCAAGCCGGTGTTCAACCAGACTTATTGTCAGGTAAAGAAGTAATGGTAGCTAACAAACATTACGCTGTAGCATTGACTAACGAATCTAAAGTAGTAAAAGCAACTTTCAAAAAATAAGGTCTAAATAATGGATAACGTAAAAGAACTAATTCGTATGGCTACACATTTTAATGTAACGGCCGAATATGATGGCGTTCTTCGTTATATCTATGGGTCCGAGGAACAGTATTTAATGAACGTATTAAATAGAAGCGATGTTCCGGACGAATTACAGTACCTTCTCGAGAAACGAGTAGCAGCTCGATTTATTCAAGCTAATAAAGATCGTATCCTTAGCGCCGAAGATCTTAACCCGATCAAGAAGCTAAAAGAAGGGGATACCGAGATCGAATTTAGTACGGATAAGGCGGCTGCACTCGATTCTCTTATTCACTTATGGCTTACTTTGAACGGAGATATAGCATGTTATCGACAATTAAAATGGTAGCTCGTAAACATTATGAACGCCTATATACCGATACTTGTATTATCAAGGAACAAAGAAAAGCTATTAAAGATCCTAAAACCGGGATTATAACAAACGGAGAAATCGAATCTATTAGTTATCCATGCCGTATATCATTTAAAACTATTTCCTCGAACGATATAGTGAATAAGTTGCCGGCATCCTCTCAAATAATCACTTTATTCACTTCTCCAGATATATATATTAAACCCGGTTCCGATATCGAAGTAGTAAGACAAGGTAGAACGTTTAATTATACGGCAGCTTCTCAGACAGCTCTATATGATACTCATCAAGAAATCGAATTAAAACTACGGAGTAAGCATAATGGCTAAGATTACGTTCGATCTTTCTGGTTTTAAAGAATTAGAACGTCGAACAGATGTTCTAAAGAAAAACCAGAAGGAATTATCTACTAAGATTACAGACGATTTATCCCAAGTTTATCTAGCTACGGCTATAGCAGCGACTCCGGTCGGCGAGATACAAATTTCGCCCGATGGAAAGCATCGCAGTATGTCGGAACACATGAGAAGATCGTGGGAGGCTGAAAGGCTTAATCGTAATACGGTTAAAGTAACGAATTCGGCTTCCTATGCATCGTATGTTAACGACGGTCATAGACAGACTCCGGGAAGGTTCGTTCCTGTTCTAGGTAAGAGACTAACCAAATCGTTTGTTAAGGGTCTACATATGCAAGAGAAGGCTGAAGCGGCTACTAGAAAAGCTTCACGAAACATAATGAAGAATGCCCTCGATCAATTCTTAGAGGGATGGGATAAATGATTTATATTAACGACGTTATAGAAGGTATAGCGACAGTCCTTAATAAAGAATATAAATATTCGATATATGTCGACGAAATTAAATCCGATGCTGAATTCCCTTGCTTCGTAATCGAAACCTTGAATACCGATCATATTCATGTAATAGGTAATCGATACGAGCGCCGTCATGACTTCGATATTATGCTGTTTATTGCAGACGACGATTATATCGAAGACCATAGAAAACAAATTAATCCGATTGTAGAACAACTTTATTTCGATTTAGAGTATATCACTCTAAGCGATAATTCCCTATTACAAGGGGAAGATATGAGTTATCGGATTACGGACGGGATTTTACATTTTAAAGTTTCGTATACATATCATATTAGGAAGGTTCATAAGGAAGATCCTATGCAGTCCTTAACGCAAAAACAAGAGGTTACACATGGCTAAAACTAATGAAGAAGTAACGAGCGAAGTAGCGAACGACGTAAGCGAAGCAACAAGCACAGCAGCTCCGGCTCCTACATTCGATCCAGAAACGATTATTACTTCCGATAGATTCTCTCGTTATGCCGACCTACTCGGCGCCGTACTCGAAAATCGTGAATATACTGTCGAAGAAGTCGAAAAGCTTCTCGATAGAACATTAAGTACTCCGATTGTCGAAGTATATAACGACTAATTACATATATTTAATTAACAAATAAGGAGGCCTATACATGGCTCAAGGTGGCGGTTACTGGTTATTCCAAAATAAGGTATTACCGGGCGTTTACATCAATTTCGTATCTAAATTGAAAGCATTCGCTGAAGTAGTAGATCGTGGATATACTACTATGGCTTTGTCTCTCGATTGGGGCGAAACTAACGCTATCGTACGTGTAGAACAAGAAGAATTCCAGAAGGATTCTCTTCGTATCTTCGGTTACGATTATGCGCATCCTAAAATGAAAGGTTTAAGAGACCTTTTCTTAAATGCTAAAACATTATATTTATATCGCTTGAATTCCGATGCCGTTAAAGCTCAGTCTACTGTAGCGACTGCTAAATTCGGCGGTGTACGTGGTAACGATATCGCTGTAGCTATTAGCGCCGATATTAATGCATCCGATAAATTCACAGTTACGACTTATGTCAAAACTGACGACGCAGTTAAGAAAGTCGATGAACAGTCCGGTTTATCCACTCCTAAAGACTTAAAAGATAATGATTATGTAGTATTTACTAAAGGTGAAAGCTTTACGGCTCAAGCTGCTAAATATCTTACTGGTGGTACTAACGGTACTCAAGTACAAGCATCTGATTATCAAAAATATATCGAATTAATCGAGCCATACTATTTTAATGTATTGGGTTATGCCGGTAGCGATACTACTATTCAAAACTTGTTTATTGCATTTGCTAAACGTGCTAGAGAAACTACAGGTCAAAAATTTCAAGTCGTATTATTCAATCGTGATAAAGCTAACTACGAAGGCGTTATTTCTCTAGCTAATAAAGTAAGCGACTCCGGAGCCGAACCGGGTTCCGGTGTTTATTGGTTAACTGGTGCTGAAGCTGCTTGCCCTATTAATCAATCTTTGACTAATAAGGCATACGACGGCGAATTTAACTTCAACGTTCAATACAAACAATATGAACTTGAACAATTCGTTAAAAACGGTCAGTTAGTGCTTCATAACGTAGCGGACTCCGCTTCCGGTAACGTCAAAGGCGGTACTCGCATCCTTAGCGACGTTAACTCCTTTACCGAATTCTCTAAAGATCGTACTAAAGACTTCGCATCTAACCAAGTTATTCGTGTTTTGGATAACTCCGCATACGATGTAGCTCGTCTATTTAGTAACTATTACCTAGGTAAAACTCCTAATGATCAAGACGGTCGTATCGCATTATGGAACGACGTCGTTAAATTATTCGAAGAATATCAAAGCGTACGAGCTATTAATGGCTTCGATCCTAAGGACGTAGAAATCCCGACAGAGGGCGAAGAAAAGGGTTCCGTAGTGATTAACTACAACATTAAGCCGACTGTTGCTATGGATAAATTGTACGCTACTTGTTACGTTAAATAAGGAGTTTAAATAATGGCTGAAGTTCAAACTATGAACGCTAAAGACGTTGTATCCGCTAAAGAAGGTCGTGCTTTTATTACGATCGAAGGTAAACGATACAACTTCTTTAATATTAAAAATTTAAAAATTACTACCGATAAAGAAACTGAAAAGATCAATATCTTAGGTGAGCGAGTAGAACAAACTAAAAGCGTAGGCGTTAAAATTTCCGGTTCTATGACAGCATATAACGTTACTAATTACTTCGACGAATATATGGATCGCTTTATCAATCACGGTAAAGACTTCTATTTCGATATTCAAGCAATTAACGAAGATGCTACGTCCGATACTGGCGCTCGCACTACTATTTATCGTAACTGCTGCATGACTAAGTATTCTGAAGTTGTATTCGATGTAGACGGTAAATACCTTGAACTCGATATGGACTTTATGGTAGGCGGCGTTAAACGCCCTCAACGATTTAAAGATCTTGACGGTATTCACGCCTAATTAAAACACAATAAGAGGGCCTAATTAAGCCCTCTTCTATGATATAACGGAGATAAAAAACAATGTCAGAGATTAAAAATATGTCTTTAAATGGCTTCTTTAAAAATAAAGCTAAACAGGTCGACGACGTACGTGTCGTAGTATCTGAACGCTTTCTTGATGAAGAAACAGGTAAACCTTGGGAATGGGTGTTACATCCTCTTAGTACTAAAGCGGTAGAAGAAATTACTAAAAAAAATACGGTTACTAAACTCGTAGACGGTAAAAAGGTTAAAGAAACTAACGAAGAAAATCTTAATGCCGATTTGCTAGAAAAAGTCGTATTATTTCCTCAATTAAACGACGCAAAATTACAAGACTCTTACGAAGTGAATAATGTTAACGACTTATTGGGTGCTATGTTGTACCCGGGCGAAACTCAAGTATTAATCCAAGCATTACAGGACGTTATGTCCGGTAAAGCTAATACCGTTTCAGAATTAAAAAACTAATTAAGGAGAACCCCGAGGCATATCTCTATCATCTGGCTCTCCAGTATTATCATATAACTCCGTTCGAGCTTAATTCGATGGACGAACAGGAGCGTAATTTTATATTTGCTTCTATATCGACTCGATTTGACGAACGGAAACAAATTCAAGAAGAACTTAAAAAACACAAGTCGGGAGTAGAATATGTCTATATTATCTAACACTATCAAACTTAACGACGGTGTTTCTCCTGTATTACAAAATATATCACAAAATGCTAGCCGATCCTCTACGGCTATGTCGTCTTTCGGTCAGCATATGGGCGGCGTGGCAGATAAAGCTACTAGAGCATCTAGTTCCCTTATGAACATTAAATCAATATTCTTAGGGTCATTAGGTGCTAATATAGCCGCAGCAGCTATATCTAAAGTAGGCGATGCATTAGGTAGCGTATTAAATATGGCTGAAGAATACGCTACGATTAATGCTCGACTCGGTCTTATTGCGGGTTCACAAAATAATGTAATAGCGCTTAACCGAGAAATCTATGAATCGGCTAGACGTTCCCGTTCCGCCTATATGGATGTAGCCGAAACAGTAGCTTCATTATCTCAGTCGGCTCATGATGCTTTCCCAGACCCTCGAGAGACGGTTCAATTTGCCGAAACAATTAATAAGGCTATGGCTATTGGCGGTACTAAAGGTCAAGCTAAAAAGAATGCTATGATCCAGTTAACGCAAGGTTTAGCATCTGGGCAACTACAAGGCGACGAATTTAGAAGTATCGCCGAAAACGCTCCGATAATCGAAAACATTATTGCGAAGACGATGGGCGTATCGAGGGGCGAACTTAAAAAATTAGCCTCCGAAGGCAAAATCACGGCCGAAGTTATTAAGAAAGCTATGACGGAAAATGCTGCCGAGATTAATGAGCAATTTAGAAAATTGCCTCATACGATGTCGGACTGGGTAACCGATATTCAATCGGTAGCCGAATATGCATTTGCTCCTTTATTCACCGTTATAAACGACTTATCTAATAGCGAAGAGTTTAGGCAGTTTGTCGATAGTATCGAGAATAACATACAGTATATAGCCCCGATCGTTAAAAATGTAGCTAACGAAATCGCATATGCCTTTAAACAGATGCTTACATTCGGTCAGAAGGCATTTAGCTTTTTACAAGAGCATAGCGGTATCGTAACGGTAGCTCTATATGCTATCGGTGCAGCTGCTGCTTATTCGGCTATTGTATTCGGTATCGATACGGCTGCTAAAGTAGCAAATACTATAGCTAATTATGCGTTAGCGGCTTCTCAATGGAGTTTAAACGCTGCTATGGCTGCTAATCCTGCCGGACTTATAGCGATAGCTATTATAGCGGTAATCGGTGCTATTCATTTATTAGTAATGGCTTACGATGAAGTAACCGGTAGTACTTATACTACGGTCGGTGTTATTGCCGGTGTATTCGGCGGATTATTCGCTTTCCTATATAACGGAGTAGCGTATACATGGAATATCTTCATTATATTCGCTAATTTCCTATTAACGGTATTCGATAATCCGGCTAAGGCTATCAAGAACCTATTTGGTAGTTTATGGAACAATATCGTCGAATTTACCGTAAGCGCTATTAATACGATACTCGATGTAATGCGTAAGATACCGTTCCTTAAAAGCTTATTAGAAGGCGTAGGTCCGGCTGTAGCTGCTAATTTCCAAGTTAAAGTCGACTCGGGTCCTTTAGATAACTATAAAATGGGTCCGATGAATGTTCTCGAGACGGCTAGCGCATGGCAAGACGCCGGAGACGGTGCTGTCGGTAAATTTAGTAGTATATGGGATTCTAAACAGCCAGATAATAACGCTACGTACGACGGTAAGGTCGATGCAGTAGCTAAGGCGGCCGGAGATACGGCTAAGAATTCTAAGAAGACTGCTAAGAATACCGAGAAGATGACTAAAGCTATCGACTTAACTAAAGACGAAATCGATAACCTACATCAAGGCATTATGAACGACGCTATTAAACAATGGTCTAATAGAACTATTCATATGAACATTACTAATAATAATAATATTGATAGTAGTGTAAATTATGGGGAGTTCATAACGGACTTTGCTAGTGGTTTAGGCAGCGCATTCGAACGCAATACCGGGGAGGCTCTATAATGTATTATTTCTATCTTAACGATACACAATTACCGATACCTCCTAAAGCTCTTACGATCAACTATTCCAATAAGAACGAGACGCTCGATCTATTAAACGTCGGTGAAGTAACTATACCGAAGCCGATGGGATTAATGAATTTTAGCTTCGAGATTTTACTTCCTAATAGTAAGTATCCTTTTAACCAGTCAATATTACATAAGCACGAAAAAGCCGAGTATTATATGAAGAGAATCCTCAAGATGAAACGAGATCGTCAGCCTATTCATTTTATCGTCGTAAGAATGAAACCTAACGGCGAAATGATTAGTATGTTAAATCAACGTGTTACGGTCGAAGATTTAGTACATAAAGAGGATACAGATTACGGCTTCGATGCTCATTTAGAGATTAGCTTAAAAGAATGGCGTGATTACGGCACGAAGAAGATGGTTATCGACAACGAGAAAGACGGTACGTTAACCGCTCATATCGATAATAATCGTCCGTCCGATAAGATCCCCGAGAAGGAAGTTAAAGCCGGTCCTAAGGCTACGTTATTACGAGTCGTAAAAGAACAATTCGGAAACACTAATAATCTATTTAAAATAGCCGCCCTTAATAAAATCACGGTACCGTGTTATTTAGAAGGCGGTCAAGCTATTAATATGTATAAGCAAGGTAAGGTCGACGATATATGGAAGAATTTAATTCAGTAGAAATAACCAATGCGCCGCTCAACCTCACTTATGAACTCACCGTTAAAAATCAAAAAGATGTGCTATTAATAGAGCCTCAAGACGGGATTACCCTAGATCGTAGTCCCGATCTTGCTCCGGCTAAATTAACGTTTAATGTATTAAAAGATCCTTTACTCGATATTCAAGAAGGCGATTTAGTCAACTTTAAGGTTAACGGCGAACTTATATTCGTAGGATATATATTCGAAAAAAGTCGCTCTAAGAATAATATCATTCAAGTAACGTGTTACGATCAATGTCGTTATTTAAAGTCGGAAGGTTATTATATCTTCGACGGTAAGAATTCGGCATCTGAATTGATTATAGCTCTTTCTAAAGACCTCGGTATTAAGCTCGGTGAAATAGCTCCGACAGAATATAAGATATCTCGTGTATTCGACGGTAAATCGTATCAAGATATCTTATTAACGATGTTAAAGTTAACGTCGATTAATTCGCCTAAAATACCGGTTAAAGCCTTAAATGCTAAAAAGACTAAAACCTTAAATCCCGATAAATATCGAGGCGGTTATAGCGGTTTAGATAATGTACGGATGGATAAAAAGAGTAAACCTAAAACATCTTTTAATCCAGAAAAAGCTAATAGTACCTTTGAAGAGGCTAATACTGATAAAAGCTTCGAGGAAAAACGAAAGCCTATCTACGTAGCTTACGACGATAACGGCTTATTAACCGTTAAAGAGCTTAACGATATGGTAACCGACATATTAATCGATGCTAGTCAAGTCGAGGATTACGAATATATATCTTCGATCGATAGAAATACCTTTACTCAAATCTTAGTCGTTAGGGAAGCTAAAACTGGTAGCGATAAACATAAAGAAGCCTATCGTACAGGCGGAGCATATGCCTTAGAAGAGACTAAACGTTGGGGCGTATTACAAAAGGTATATAAACCCGACGAGAAAGATCTTAGCAACGCTGTCGAGAAAGCTAAGATTATGCTCGATAATTTAGCCAGAAAAACGCATACCTTGCGTTTAAAAGGCTGTTTAGGACGGACTGTAATCCGTCCGGGTTCTGGTATATGGCTTAATTTCGATATCGGCGATCAAATCCTTAACGAGCTAGTATATGTTCAAGCCGTAACTCATAACTTCAGTAATAATAAGCATACGATGGATCTTGATATTATCTATTTCGATAAGCAAGAGCCTGTTATTACTACTATAGATAGAGGCGATGCAGAAATTGCTAGAAGACTTGCTAATAGTAAGAAAGGTAAATCTGGGAAAGGTGGTACAACGAGCGTGAATAAAGGATCAGCTAATGCGAGCGCCGTTCAAACTGGCTTAACTTCCATTGAAGGTACTCCTTCTCCATATGGCGATGTAGGCTGTGTCGATCGAGCTACGCTAGCCGGTAGTTATTATAACGACGATTTAAGGAGCGCTTACGAAAAACATATCGTTAATACAGACGAATTAGAAACGCATCTTAATAGCCGAGGTTATTCTAGCGATGCGTATACAGGCGATGCTAATGCCGGCGACTTATTATTCTACGGCGACAATAACCATGTCGTAGTAAGCGACGGGATGGGCGGCTGTTACGGTAATAGCTCGGATAAAGGCTACGTTATCCACTATCCAGACGTTAATTATGCCTTTAGAAATGGCGAAGCTCCTAATAAGATTATTAGAACGGGTGTTTAAGTATGCAAAATGACTATAACATGATAGCTAATCTTATAAAGAATATGGCTGTTAATGCTGTCGATGCTACAGTACCGGTTACTATTCTTACAGGAAAAGTTATCTCGGAAGCTCCTCTACAGATAGCTCTCGATTCTAAGATGATTATTCCGGAGGAGCGTATTAAATTAACGAAGAATACGAGCGACTGGACGGCAGAAATTAGCGTCGATCATATCACGGAGAATAAGTCCGGTGGTGGTGGTTATGCTTTATTTGAAAGCCATAATGATGAATATAAAGGCCGTAAGAAATTTCTAATTCATAACGCTTTAAAAGTAGGCGATGAAGTATGGCTAATCCGTGAGACTGGCGGTCAGCGTTTTATCGCTTTTGACCGAGTTTATAATCCAAATACGGGGTGTACGACTAAATAATGTTAACTCCTAATTCAATTAATAACCAAATCGACGCTAATACCGTCGTCAATTATCAGACTTCGAATACATTCAGAGTGCGCTACGAGGACGATTATAAACTTCTCGGAATGTGCGACGATATCGAAGCTATGAAACAAGCTATTTTCAAAATTATTAATACAGAGCGCTATAAATATTTGATTTACGACTGGAATTACGGTATCGAACTTAACGATCTTATCGGTAAACCTATCCCTTATGTATATGCCGAGATTGAGCGACGCATAAAGGAAGCCTTACTTGCCGATAATAGGATTAAGGAAGTTACCGACTTCAGATTCTCAAATAATGGCGGCGATGTACTATGTTTATTCACCGCTAATACTATTTATGGCGAGATTAATAATATAACTAGAGAGGTAACGGCTTATGTACGAAACTAAAACTTACGAAAATATATTATCCGATGCCCTCTATCGGGTAGGAACTAAGTACGATAAGCGACAAGGGTCTATTATTTATGACGCAGTAGCTCCTTTTGCATTCGAAGCTACTGAATTATATTTAATGGCTCAAGTTATTATTAAACAAACGTTTGCCCAAACAGCTGATCGTGATTTTCTTAAATTGCGAGCTGCTGAATATAATATATATCCTCGAGAAGCTACATATGCCGAAGTTAAAGGCGTATTCTCGAGTGCGGTCGATATCGGTACTCGTTTTAACTACGAAGATTTAAACTTCAGAGTTATCGACGTTATCGATCTAAGTAAAAATGAATTCAAATTAGTATGCAAAACAGCCGGAGCTAAAGGTAATTACTGTATCGGTAGAATTACTCCGATCGAGACTGTACCGGGCTTACAGACAGCCGAGATTAAAGAAGTATTGGTACCGGGTCAAGACGAAGAAGAAACCGAGACTTTCCGAAGTCGATATATCAGAGCTTTAAAATCTAAGGCTTATGGCGGTAATGGGGCCGATTATAAAGAAAAAGTATTAAGTATTGCCGGTACTGGCGGTTCTAAGATATACCGTTGTTGGAATGGTGGCGGTACGGTTAAAGTCGTGTTAATTAATAATGAATTTAATAAAGCATCAGCAGAATTAGTTAAAGAAGTTCAGTTAGCTCTCGATCCTTTGGATGTGGATAAACGAGGTAAGGGCTATGGGCTCGCTCCTATCGGTCATACTGTAACTGTCGAAGCTGCTGAAGAGGTCGTTATTAATTATGAAGTACCGGTAACTATGACGGCCGGCCATACAACTAACGAAATTAAGGACGAGCTTGCTAAGAAAATTAAAGAAAAATTACTTCTAAGACGTAAAGAATGGACGACGCAAGAAGAAAACCAATTCGTTACGGTACGTAGTTCCATTATTACGTCTCTAGCGGTAGATCTCGATAACGTAATCGATGTAGGCGATATCAAAATTAATGGTAAAGCTATTAAGCGATTAGATTTAAAGCCTAATCAAATTCCGGTATTCGGCACGTTAACACTAACGAAGGGATAATATTATGAACTTCGATAAATATAGACGCATCATCGATTTATCTGAATTTTCCGTTCCGGTATCGGGTAACGTCGAAGAAATACAAGAGATATATCGTAGTGAAAGCGTCGAAATACAAGCCTTATGGAATACGATGGTCGATATCTTTAGGGAACAATATATCATGACGGCCGAAAGTTTCGGTTTAGAGAAATGGGAAGCCATTTTGGATATTATTCCGGCTCCAGACGATACGATCGACGATCGGCGTTTTAATATTCTACTCGAATTAGCCGGTCAACGTCCTTATACCGAGATTAAACTACGTGAATTGCTAGACGGTATATGCGGTAAGGGTAACTATCAGATCGAGCAAGATTATAAGAACTATAACGTACACTTTAAAGTGTCGTTAGGTGTAAAAAGACAGCGTAACGCCGTAGCTAATCTATTAAAGGATATTATTCCGATGAACCTAATCTACGACGTCGATTTACTGTATAACCGTCATATCGATTTGAGCCGCTATACCCATAAAGAGCTAGCTCAATTTACTCACTTCGCATTAAATCAGGAGGTCTTACCTAAGTAATGGCTACTTATACTAAGAATATTAAACTATTAAAGCCAGCCGAAACGGAGCAATATAACGTAAACCTCCGTAACGAAAACTGGGATAAAATTGATAAAGCTATTGGCGATACTAGCGATTTAATTAAAAAACATAAAGAAGCTAACCCTATCGATCATCCAGACGGTAGTGTTACGACTCCGAAGTTAAGAGATAAATCCGTTACTTTACCTAAATTAGCCGACGACGTTACGGCGTTATTACAAAGAACGTACGTTAAGAAAACCGGCGATACTATGACGGGTAATCTCGAATTTAATAACGATATCGGCGTTATGTTTAATAATGCTAATAATACTGTTAAGACTAAAATTCGAGTAGCTCCTAACGGTAATTTCGATATCGGTGTAGTAGAGTCTAATACTGAATATGGCGCTACCGATACATTAAATTTAATAAGTATTAATAAGCCTAAGTGGTATAACAGTAAAATTGGTGGTAAGCCACTTGCTACCGAAGAAGATGTTCTTAATGAAAGTAAAAAATGCTTGCATTTAACTGGCGGTACTATGAAGGGCGACATTAACTTTGTACGAGGTCAATCCGGTATCAAGTTCGATGGCGGCAATAATAAAATTCATGCTATCGGTGTAGGCGGTAATGACGGCGAAAACTTAGATGTCGGTTCTACTGCTAATACCGATCGAGTTGCTTTATGTTCTAAGAATGTTCCGGGTTGGTATAACGGCGCTCAATTCTTCCCATTTGCATTACAAGGAGATTTTGTTGTTACTTCCGGTACTATCGATCACGATCAATATTTACCAGTTCCTCAAGGTTTTAACGAAAACGAATGTACATGGCTCGTAAGCTTAGCTAGCGGCAATAAAAATGACGAAGTACTCAATATGTTCAATTTACATTCGTTAATTTATAACCCTATATGTTATCGTAACGGCCGTAAAGTTACAGCCGGCATTTATATCAAGACTCATTCCTCCGATACTGGTGGTCCTCGATACGAAATATTCTATCCGGGTACCGCTAATTACATCTGTTTCGCTATGAAGAGACGAGGCTAATCATGAATACGATTAAAAAACAAGCTGAAGTATTACATACTGGCGACGATTGGAACCGTGTATACCTTGTTAAGGGCGATATCGATTTTAATAATGTTAATGCTATCTGTAAAGTACGTGATGAAAACGATAACTTACTAATCGAAGCTAATTGCATAGTAGAAGATAATAAAATCTATGTGAGTATTCCTTCTAGTAAGTCGGTTAGTTTATCTCGTACGATCGATAAAGGTTACTACGATGTATTTATTACTAATGGTAATTACTATCATAAAATCGTAATGGGTAGTATTAAGTTTTATCATAATATTTCTTTACATTAATGGGGGTTCATAATGGAAACAGTTAATAATATCCCCAACGCAATAATAACAGAAGTCGAGGTCGTTCCTACCTTATCCACTACTATTAGTATTCCGGGTCCTCGAGGAAATGATGGTAAGCCGGGTTTAACAGGCCCAAAAGGCGAACAAGGAGAGCCGGGTCCTAAGGGCGATCCTTTTACCTATGAAGATTTTACTCCGGAGCAGTTAAATGCTTTAAAAGGACCTAAGGGCGATAAAGGTGATCCCGGTATTCAAGGGATACAAGGCCCGAAGGGCGAGCCTTTTAGATATAGCGACTTTACTTCAGATCAATTAGATATCCTTAGGGGTCCTATGGGCCCTCGTGGTGAAGACGGTCCTAAAGGCGATCCTTTTACGTACAAGGACTTTACGCCGGAGCAACTCGAGAAGCTTAAAGGCCCTAAAGGGGATAGAGGCTTAGAAGGCCCCCCCGGCCCAAAGGGTGAACCGTTCAAATATAGCGATTTTACTCAAGAACAATTAAACGCTTTAAAGGTTAAGGGCGATAAGGGAGATCCGGGTCCTAAAGGAGAACCGGGAATTCAAGGACCTCCGGGGCCGGCTCCCGATACCTCGGCTTTTATAGTTAAAAACGATTTACAATTAATTATTAATGAATTAAAGAAACTCAACGGAGGTAACTAATAATGGATCAAGTTACAATCGACTTAATGGAAGAATTAAATAAGTTCGGCGGTCATATCACTCAAATCAGAGACGCTATCCAATCTAAAGGCGTAACATCCGAAGGTAAATTGTTTAAATTTGCCGAAGAAATCAACAGCATTGAACCCGCTAGTACATATGCATATGTACTAGATGCAGTTAAGCGTGCTAATAGTAAAGGCTATTCTGATGGTGAGGTAGTAGATACTCTTAACAATCTACAAGATAAAAATCAACCACCTAAGCCCGAGCCGCAACCAGAGCCTAATTTTGACGCTGCTACAGCTACAGAAATTCCAGCTAGACAATTCTATGGTAAATATGATTTAGAAGGGGAGCTAACATGCCCTAATGTAGTTAAAGTAGGGGCCAAAGCGTTTGTAGGCTGCGAATACTCTGTAGTGAAATTACCAAAGGCTAGTGATATCCATGCAGATAGTTTTGTTGGCTCTGAAATCAAGGTATTAGAAATTCCTTCCTTTGTATGGAAAGAGAGTAACCTTAATTTGCAAGATAAATTCTTAAACCGTTACGGACTTAATAAGATTGTAGTAGCAGATGAGTCTATTCCACCTAGCGATATATCTTTTAATAAAGTTGATTTTGAAGTCTATAATCACGATGAAACTAAAAAATGGGATATCTACGCTAATAAATGGGTTAATTGCTAAGAGGTTTATATATTGACATTTAATAAAATAAAATTCATAAATTAAATTAAGGAAAACCTAATGAATATCTTAGACATTATTGGCATATCGTTAACCGCTTTAGGCCTCCTCGGTGGCTTTATTAAATTTTTTCATGAATTAGAAAAAGATCAAGCTGAACGTAAAGCTTTTGAAAGCAAAATTACGGCTATGTTCGACAAATTAGAGAAGCAAAACGACGAGCTTTTAAAGCAAGTCGAGGCGTCTAAGGAAGATAGAAGAACCCTCGATAAACGTATCGGTATCGTAGAAGAGTCTATTAAATTAAGTCATAGTCGTATAGATGATTTAAGTATTAAATTAGATAAATTACGAGAAAAAAATTAAATAGTGTTCATAAGGGGAGTGTTTATGCGCTCCCATGAGGCTTTACATGGATTATAAAACTAAAATATTCAACTCTCTAAAGAATACCTATCAGAGTATTCGAGTCGCTAATATTCATCCTAATGGTGTTCTAGCCGTACGAGCCTTTATATTATTAATGTTCGTAGTCATTATTCTAATTATCGTACAATTCGTTATGTCCTTTATTAAAGGCGACGTATCTCCAGAAGATAGCCGTATTATCGATATCGGTATTAAGATTATCGATCATACATACGCCGTACCCGGAGTATTGGCTACGGTAATAGGCTTATTAATGTTATGGCTCGATCGAAATCATAACGGAATCCCCGACAAATTAGAGGAGGATAATTCTAAGAATGAAAATATTTATAAATCCGGGCCACGATCAGACATATGACTGTGGCGCCGTTAATAATAATTACGGTATTACAGAAGCGGCTATCGCTTACGAAATCGGAAATAAAGTAGCTTACTATCTTAATCAAGTAGGATATGAGACTCAAGTCATGCAATCCGATAATTTGTATTATGACTCTCCGTATGCAGATAGACCATATCCAGTATGTCAAGCTGCTAACGATTGGAATGCCGATATCTTCGTTTCGATTCATTGTAACGCTGCTAATACAGTAGCTAACGGCACAGAGACTATCGTATATCGTTATGGTGGCGACTCGACTACGTTAGCTACTTATATTCAAGATCAAATCGTTAATAGCTTAGGTACTACTGATCGAGGTATTAAAGAAATGCCGGGTCTTATCGTATTAAAACATACTGATATGCCGGCTGTATTAGTCGAAACTGCTTTTATCGATAACGATAGCGATGCTTTATTGTTAATTAATAATAGCGATGATTTTGCTAGAGCTATTGCTCGAGGTATTAGTGATTATGTGGTTCATAAATAA